AGATCACCAGAGTCAAGGAAGAGGTGGCTGATCGTGTCCGGGAGGATATGAACGTCACCTTGACCGAGAAGATGGTGGACTACAGGTCAGAGCATGAGCGGATGCTGTATTCCCTGGGCCTCTCAGGAGCGGCATTCAAGAAGATCTACCCAGATGACAACACGGCACTCCCCGCCGCCCCCTTTGTCCCGGCAGAAGATCTCATCATTCCCTACGGCGCATCCAACGTTTACACGGCAGAGCGCGTCACTCATGTGATGCGCAAGACGAAGAACGAGATCCGTAAGCTACAAGTCAGCGGGTTCTACCGGGATGTGGAGCTGGGAGAGCCCACGCAGTTCTTCACGGACATTGAGAAGAAGAAGGCAGAGGAGCAGGGCTTCAGTCTTCAAGATGATGATCGGTATCGGATCTTTGAGATCCATGCCGACCTGGATCTCCCGGGGTATGAAGAGGACGTTGCCCTCCCATATGTGGTGACCATTGAGAAGGGGAACAACACCGTTCTGTCCATCCGGCGGAACTGGGAAGAGGATGACGAGAAACAGCAGAAGCGTCAGCACTTCGTCCAGTACACCTACATCCCTGGGTTTGGTGCGTATGGTTTGGGCTACATCCATCTGATCGGTGGATACGCACGAGCAGGCACTTCCCTTATCAGGCAACTGGTGGATGCGGGAACCTTGAGCAACCTCCCTGGGGGCCTGAAGGCTCGGGGCTTGAGAATCAAGGGAGACGACACCCCGATTGCTCCTGGAGAGTTCCGGGATGTTGATGTTCCTTCTGGTACGGTCAAAGAGAACATCATGCCCCTTCCGTACAAGGAGCCCAGCCAAGTTCTGGCGGCTCTCTTGGATCGAATCACGGAAGACGGACGAAGACTCGCGGCCATCGCTGATCTGAAGGTCAGCGACATGTCGGCCCAGGCTCCTGTGGGGACCACCCTGGCTATCCTGGAGCGGCAACTCAAGACCATGAGTGCCGTCCAGGCCCGGGTCCACGCAAGTCTTCGGATGGAGTTCAAGCTCCTGAAGAAGATCATCAGGGACTTCATGTCGCCGGCGTATTCCTATGTCCCAGAGGGTGGGAATAGGTCGTTGAAACAGTCCGACTACGACATGGTGGAGGTGATCCCGGTCAGTGATCCCAATGCGGCCACGATGGCCCAGCGGATCATGCAGTACCAAGCGGCCCTCCAACTGGCCCAAGGCGCCCCTCAGATCTATGACCTTCCCAAGCTCCACAGGCAGATGCTGGAGGTTTTGGGGATCAAGGATGCAGAAAAGCTGGTTCCGACCTCCGATGATCAAAAGCCAAGGGATCCGGTGTCGGAGAACATGGCTGTCCTTCGTATGCAGCCCGTCAAGGCGTTTGCATACCAGGATCATCAGGCCCACATGGCTACCCATCAGGCATTCATGCAAGACCCGAACATTGCTGCGGTCCTGGGGCAGAACCCCATGTCTCAGCAAATGATGGCTGCGCTGATGGCTCACATGGCAGAACATGCGGCGTTTGCCTACCGGGCGCAGGTTGAGATGCAGTTGGGCGTGCCTCTTCCAGAATTGGACGAGGAAGACAACGCTCCCATCGCCCCGGAGGATGAAAAGGCACTTGCTCCTCTTATCGCGGCGGCAGCCCAGAGGACGATGGTGCAAAACCAAGCCATGTTTGCCCAGCAGCAGGCTCAACAGCAGGCACAAAACCCTGAGTTGCAGCTTCAACAAGCTGAACTTCAGCTTCGGGCACAAGAACTTCAGCGAAAGGAGGCTGATAGTCAACGGGATTTCCAGATTGCCCAACAGAAAATCGCCCTTGAGCAAGAGCGAATCAAGGCTGAAATGCTCAAGGAACAGTCCAGACTGCAGTCACAAGCTGCCCAGACGGACAAAAAGCTGCGGACGGACCTTGTCAAGACCATGGTTCGCCCTTCTCAGCAGAAACAACAGTCAAAACCCACCCAGTAATGACTGAAATCAGTCCAAAACGTCCAAAAACGGCATTTCGGACATCTTGAAACCTCCGAAAGGAGCTTTATGGCAACCACTGCGTTCTCCGTGGTGCTAAAAGAGATTGAAGACAGGCGCGAGCAAATCGCCCAAGCCCTCATCTCCGGCGGCGCACGGGACTTTTCTGAGTACAAGTCCATGACCGGCGAGATCCGAGGTCTATCGCAGGCTCATGTTTACATCACCGACCTCGTAGACCGACTTGAAAGATCTGAAGATGAGTGAGCTACTCCTGTCCGATGGGCAGTGCGAAACCGTTCTACCCCAAACTCCAGAGGAAAAGGCCCGTCAGGTGCCCGATCCAAGGACGTATCACATCCTCTGCGTCCTGCCAAAGTCCGAAGAGTCCTATGAAAGTGGGCTCCTGAAGGCCGGTCAGACGATGCACTTCGAGGAGGTTCTCTCCCCGGTGCTGTTCGTCATGAAGATGGGCCCGGACTGCTACAAAGACCCCATTCGGTTCCCCTCCGGCCCCTCCTGCAAGGTGGGTGACTTCATTCTTGTCCGCCCAAACAGTGGCACTCGGATCAAGATCCACGGACAAGAGTTCCGAATCATCAATGACGACAGCGTAGAAGCCGTCGTTCAAGACCCGCGTGGCATTCAGAGGGCATAACCATGGCACTGGACAAAGAAGAGTTCAAGTTCCCCGACGAAGTTCAGGTGGACACCAAGGCCGACGACAAGAAGGTCGATTTTGAGATCGAAGGTGACGCAGAGATCGAGGTGGTGGACGACACCCCAGAGGCAGACAAGGGCCGCGCTCCAATGAAGGAGCCGCCTGCGGATGTCACCGACGACGAGTTGGCGAAATACTCCGAAGGGGTCAAGCAGCGCATCCAACACTTCTCGAAGGGCTACCACGAGGAGCGTAGGGCGAAAGAAGCGGCGCTGCGAGAGCGGGAAGAGGCACTACGTCTCACCCAAAGGCTTCTGGAAGAGAACCAAAAGCTCCAGAAATCGGCAGGACAAAGCCAGCAAGTCGCCATCGAACAAGCCAAAAAAGCTGTCGAAGGCGAATTGGACGCGGCCCGGAAGAAGTATGAAAAGGCTTATGAAGAAGGCGATGCCAAGGCAGTTCTTGCTGCCCAGGAAGAGCTTTTCTCGGTCAAGCTGAAGGCGGAAAAGCTGGCGGCATTCCGCCCGCCGAAACCCACCCCTGTACAAACGCCGGAAAATGTTGTACAAACGCCGCCAACGCCACAAGTTGACCCAAAAACCCGAGCGTGGCAAGAAGCCAATCCGTGGTTTGGGTCAAATCTCCGAATGTCGGCTGTGGCGATGGAGATTCACAGAGAACTTGAGCGAGAAGGGGTGCCCGCCGGAAGCGACGAGTACTTCAATCGTATCGACTCTGAGATGAAATCTACTTTCCCTGGAGCGTTTACCCAGGAGAAGAAGAAGTCATCTGTAGTTGCCCCGGCAACGCGCAGCACCGCGCCCAAGAAGATCGTGCTGACGCAAACCCAGGTAACCCTTGCAAAGCGCCTCGGGCTCACCCCTGAGCAGTACGCGCGTGCAGTAGCTGAACAGATGAGGAAAGACAATGGCTGACCAACGTACCCCCCGCGAAGCGGAATCTCGCGCCAAGGCGGAGCGACCCATGACCTGGAAGCCCGCTGAACTTCTCCCGGATCCGATCCCGGATCCTGGATATGTCTATCGGTGGGTTCGCGTCAGCACCTTGGGCACCGCCGACCCAAGGAATATCACCTCCAAGTTCCGCGAAGGCTGGGAGCCTGTCAAGGTGGCAGATCATCCCGAACTCCAACATCTATGCGATCCGAAATCCCGGATTCCTGATGCGCTGGAGATCGGCGGTCTGGTGCTTTGCCGAACCCCAAAAGAACTTGTTGATCAACGGAATGCCTTCTACCAGGGTCAGGCGTCTGGTCAGATGGAGTCCGTGGACAACACCTTCATGCGCGAGAACGATCCTCGTATGCCGCTCTTCAAGAACCGGCGGTCTGAGGTCTCGTTCGGACGCGGTCAGTAATCAAGGAGTCTTAAATGGCTTATCCCATCATCGACGGGCCTTACGGCCTAAAGCCGGTGAACCTGCGCGGGGGCATCCCCTTCGCTGGGTCTACCCGGATGATTCCGATTGGTCAGGGCTACAACACGGGCCTCTTCACGGGCGACGTTGTGGGTCTTTCCAACGGCAACACCATCATCACCCCGTACAACGCGGACACGCAATCCGCCGCTGCCGCTGGGGACATCCTCGGTGTCTTCCTCGGCTGCGAGTACACCCCCACGGGCGGGCCGGTGTTCGGCAAGCTGCGCAATGAGCAATGGCCCGCAGGGACCAACGCTCCTGACGCGGTGGCCTATGTGCTGGACGACCCCAACGCCCTCTTCAAGGCGGCGGTGGTCACCCAGCCCCAAGGCTCGGCCAACACGCAACTGAACACGGGCACGACCATCGGCTACATGTCGCCGTCGTTCCTTGGTTCCAATGCGTTCCTGGTTGCAGGAAATGCGGGCAGCATCACGACGGGCAACTCGGCCATGGCGATCTCGGGCGCAAACCCGACGGTCGCGTCTTCCGTGGCGGGCAACATCCGTCAAACGGTCGGCACCGGGGCTGGCACTTCGCCGTGCCTGCGCGTGATCCAGATGGTCCCGGATACGGCGGTCACCGTTGCAACGGTTTTGACCTCGTCGCCTGCGGGCGGCACGACTTTCACGGTCGATTCCGTTACGGGCATCCAACCCGGTATGCAGTGCGTTATTGCTGGTATCTCCAGCACGACCGCAGGCTCGCCGGGCAGCAACCTGACGGTCACGGGTGTTGTCACCAGCACCAAGACCATCACGGTCAGCGCCAACGTTACCGCCACTA